GGTACAACAAAGGCAAATGCCGGCGTACCATTTTTAATTACATCACAAAGAGATTTAGCGGATACATTCGGAGATCCATACTTCCAAACAGATGCAAGCAACAATCCAGTTAACGGTGGCGAACTAAACGAATACGGTTTACAAGCGGCATACTCATACTTGGGTGTTAGTAATAGAGCATTTGTTGTAAGAGCAGATGTTGATCTAAACGAATTGAGCCCAAGTGCAAGTGCACCAGCGGCTAATCCAGCAAACGGAACATGGTGGTTTGACACAGCATTATCAAAATACGGAATATTTGAGTGGAACGGCAATGCCGTAACTGTTACTGGTGGACAGTCTTTCACTAACAAAGTTCCACTTGTAATTACTACAAACACACAGCTAGTTGGAAACAGCAATACAGGCCTTCCAAAAGGTGCAGTAGGTGCAGTAGGTGATTATGCTGTTGTAACAACAACTACCCAAAACAAAGTATACTACAAAAATAGCTCAGGAACATGGGTAAAAGTAGGATCAGCGGCTTGGGTATCAAGTTGGCCAACTGTAACAGGTACAGCGGCTAACCCAACACTAACAAGTAGCCAAGGTATTAGCATTAACGGAACAACTGTTTCATTAGGTGGATCAGACACTACTGTAGCACAATTTGCGGCGGCAGTAAATAGTGCAGGAATTCAAGGTGTAACAGCAAGTGTAGTTGACGGCAAAATTAATTTGTTTGGTGACGGTTCAAACACAGTTGACGGTGCAACAGATGATGACGGTGCAATTAGACTAGCGGCAGGCGGTTCAGGTACACTACTTGCAGATCTAGGATTAACAGCAGGTGACTACTATTCACCAGCATTTGAAATTGCTCCACATACAGCAGTTCCAGCGTTCAAAACAGCTGACACTAAAACAAGACCTACAGGAAGTGTTTGGTTTAAAATTACTGACGCTAACTTAGGTGTACAAATGAAAGTTAAGCAGTTTAACGGAACTACTAAACTATGGGAAGATAAATCAGCATTAGTATATAAAAACCATGCTGAAGCACTATATAATTTAGATAAAGCACAAGGTGGCTTAGGACTTGCATTAGGTGCATTGTACGTACAAGCACACGTTTCAGAAGCTGAAAACGAAGAGTTTGATTTTACAATTATGGCAAGAAACAGTTCAACTGCAACTTCGATTACTTCAAGTGCAGTAGCAACACAGTTAAGCAGTCAGTCATATGGTTTCCAAATTGCAGAAAGTATTGTTGGACAAGCGGCTATGGCAACTGGTAAAGCTCTAAGCATTACAGCAACAGGCGCGGCAAGTGACGCAGACGTAATTGCAAACGCAATTAACGCGGCAGGCTTTGTAAATGTTGTTGCAAGTGTTGACGCAAGTAACAGAGTTATTATCCAGCACAATGATGGCGGAGAAATCCACATTAAAGATACAAATGGTGCATTAGGATTAATTGGCTTTACAGCATTTAATTACTCAACTAAAGCAGGTACTGCAAACTTATATGCGGCACCAAGTGGTGATGCAACTTATGACTTCCACGCTTCAAACTGGAAAATTTTAACACAAACTGCAAGTGCAAGTGCTCCAACAGCATTAACAACTGATGGTGCATTATGGTACAACAGTATTGTTGATGAAGTTGATATTATGGTACACGATGGTAGTACATGGAAAGGTTATCAGAACGTTTACAGTTCAGCTGATCCATTAGGACCAATTGTTAGTGCAACACAACCAACTACACAACAAGATGGTTCATCTGCACTAGTAACAGGTGACATTTGGGTATCAACAGCAGACTTAGAAAATTATCCACAAGTACACAAATATAATTCAGACTTAGCAAAATGGATTGCACTAGACGAAGGCGATCAAACATCAGAAGATGGTATTTTGTTTGCTGATGCACGTTATGGTACAAGTGGCGGAACAGCTACAGTAGCACCAAGCGGAACTATTGCAGAACTATTAGTTAGTGATCACTTAGACACTGACGCACCAGATCCTGCACTATATCCAAAAGGTATGTTGCT